CGGAAGATGATTATTTTGCGGAATGGCAATTCTTTCTGCCAGAAGAAGGTCTGTCTCATGTACCGCAGCATTACTTAGATATTTTTAGAAATGCTAAAGATTCTGGAATATTGCGCTTAACGCAAGGCAATGTTATGGATGACCGTGAAATAAGTGATTACATAACTCAACAAGCTAATAAATATGAAGTAAGGGAAATAGGATACGATGCTTACAATGCGGCTAGTTTAGTTGCTAGATTGCACGATCAATCTATGCCAGTAAAAAAAGTAGGGCAAGGAATGGCTGTTTTAAATAATCCTTCAAAACAAATAGAAAAATTAATTTTAGGCAAAAATATTAAACATAATGGCAATCAATTCTTAGGATGGCAACTCGGTAATTGTGAAGTGTACGAAGATGTTAATGGAAACATAAAAATTCGTAAGAATGAAGCAGACAAATCAGCAAAGGTTGATGGTATTATTGCCTTAATTATCGCAATGCATTGTGCATTAGATCATCCAATGGACAATGGAACCTATGGGTTTCGAACTTTTTAAGGTGCAATTATGGGCGTACTAGACTTTTTTAGAAGAAAAAATAAACCCCAAAAAGAATCTAATACGCTATTTGGGCAGACCACTTTAGGAAATAATATTCTTCGGAATATTGGTTCGCAGTCTGCATTTCAGCAAATGCTGTACGTCACCACCAGTTCTGCTACGCAAGCAGGGCGAACGGTGGATATGTCAACGCTGTCTCGCAATTCAACTGTAATGGCTTGTCTTGCGGTAAAGGCTAGGGCTTTGTCGCAGTTGCCTGTGCGAATAGTTTCTTACAATGCAAATGATGAATTGGTTGATGCTTGCCATGATGTATTAATTGGTGCGCGTGACAAAATTAAAGCTAGACAAGTTTATAGTCTTTTAGCAAACCCAAATAACTTTCAATCGCAATATGAGTTTTGGTATCAATTCTCAATGTGGCTGGATATGGCTGGCGAATGCTACACAGTATTTTGGCGCAAAGATCAGAGCAAAGCAGATCAAACGCCTTTAGAAATGTATATTCTTGACGCTACGCTAATCACTACGCAATTAACAGAGACGCGCTATCCGATGTATCGGTTAGCAACGCCAAGCTACGGCTTTTCTAAAGATGCGCCATTAGACTATTGGCAGATAATGCATTTAAACGAAATGGGTTGGCAAGGTTCAGGCAGTTGGAACAAAGGGACTTTGCTTGCTGAATTAATTGGTCTAGATCAAGACATTGATCTTTACGCAAACTATGTAATGCAGAACGGCGCGAAGCCTTCAGGGTTGTTTATTACTGATCAAGTAATTCCTGATAGCAAGTATAAAGAAATTGCTGCGCGTCTAAAAGAAGGTTGGTCGCAACTTACTGGCTCTCGCCCTACCGACCCTAGCAAGCCCGGTCAAGGTATGTTGCTTGATAATGGAATGAAGTATATGCCTGTTGATATGCTTTCAATTCAAGACGCTGATCTCGCATCATTAAAAGAACAAACTATGAAACGTATTTGCGGTGTGTTTGGTGTGCCGCCACAAATGATTAGCGTTGGCGAAGGCAAGTTTAATAATACGCAAACAATGATGGATGAGTTCTATAAAAGCACAATGGCTCCACTTATTAATAATGTGGAACAGAAATTAAAAATGAGTTTGTTGCAAGGTTATCCAAACTTATACGTTCAATTTCAGACAGAAAACTTTTTGAAGGGCGCACCACTTGACCAGATGAATTATTCTGTCGCTGGTGTCAATGCTGGAATTTTGACACCAAATGAAGCTAGAAAATATTTGGGACTTTCAGAAATTGATGATACGATTGCGAAAACGCTAGCAAATAAAAACGGCAAACAAGAACCGATTGCAGGTTCTTCACCACAAGATACAGGCGGCGGCGGCAACACAAGCTCAGTTGGAAAGACAGGGCAAAATGGAAACGCCTAGCCTGAACAGAAAACGGCAAACGCAACAACAAGCCGCAAACAAAATAAAACAATCTGCTGCCAAACGCAAAGTTAAACCATTACCCATTAATGGGATGCAAGAAAAAAAGGTGATATTCCATGACTAAAAATGTGACGTTTTTCTTTGAGTCGCAAGTAGCATTAGGTATATCTGCTGACGAATCCGCAGACTCCTCTGGAAAAATTGAAGCAATGCTTACGACTTGGGGTGCGCGTGAAGGCGCAGACGGGCGCAGGTTTAATTATCAAGCTGCACCATTCCAATCGTGGGCAAAAGAATTTGCATCTACAGGCAAGCCTTTGCCGATGTACTTTCAGCATAATGACCAAGCAATGCCAGTAGGTCAGTGGGATGAATTTGAATTTACTGACGAAGGCATGATAGGCAAGGGCAATATCTTTACTAAGACTACTGCTGGGAAAGATTTATATACCATTATGAAAGAAAGCCCAATGATGGTGGGCGGTGTATCTGTTGGCGCGTATGCTGACGAATATCAAATGGTTGATGAAATGGGGATGCCTGTTGATTCAATGGATGAAGAAGGTTACTTCAGTATTACTAAAGGCGGTCTGGCTGAAGTGTCTATAGTCATGCAGCCTAACAACCCAATGTCAAATATAAGCAAGCTAGAATTTTTCCGAGAGGATGGTTCTGCTGATTTAAAAGTATTTGAGAAGGCTCTGCGGGATGCAGGGTTTAATCGAAAAGATGCGCTTAAAGCCGCATCTATTTTTGGCACTGCTACTACTTTGCGGGATGCAGAGGTACAAGCAGAACCGACTACCGAAAAGCGGGACGCTGAATCGGATGCGGCTAAAGAATTTCTAGATGCGCTTGAGCAACGCGAGTTGTTAAAGGCTTTAGAAAACCGTCTTAAATAACTTAGGAAATATCATGGATAAAATTATTGAAAAGCTAGATTCCATTGAATCTAATCTGCAAGAAAAAACCGAGACTATGGTCGCTGAAAAGCTGGCTGAAGTATCTACATCTGTTGAAGCTGCTAAAGCAGAATTTGCAGAAAAAGTTTCTGCACTAGAAGCTAAGGTTGCACAAATTCGTGCGCCTGAAATTGTTCGTGCAAATAAAGGTATTACTGTTGACGTTAATCGTCGTGTACGTGAAGAGCTATCTAAATTCTACAAAGCAAACAATCGCGTAGAAAAAGAACTGAAATTGTTTGAAGATGCTGCTCAATATGATGCATACATGAAAGAAGCATCAGCATTGACAGGCGGCGGTAATAATCAAGGTGGTCGCACAGCATACGATCCTGTATTTGCTCCTTTGCGTCTTGCTAACCCAATGCGTCAAATCTCGCGTCAAGTTGCAACTGATGGTTCGTCATATCAATTTAGAGCGAAAGTAGGAAATGCTGGCGCGGCATGGGGTTATACAATTCAAAACAATGGCGCAGCTACTACTGAAGATACGACAATTTGGCAATTGGTGCTGCAAGATTTAAACGTGCAGTTTCCAATCCGTACTGCTGCGCTGGATGACATTGACGGTTTAGAGGCAAATGTTGTTTCCGATATGCTGCTGGAATTCTCGCAATCTGAAGCATTGTCAATGGTTCAAAACAACGACCAAGCGGCGCAATCTGCATCTAACCCATACGGCGGCACAAACGGTTTGCGTGGTCTAGATCAATACGCTGGTGCTGCTGCAACTTATGCAGGTGGCTCAGTTACTACGGCTGCATTCGGTACTAGCGGCACAGGCTCAAGTTCTGGCTTACATTCGCTGGCAACTTACGACCAAACGACAACTAATGCAAATACAGTTGGCGCAAGCAATATCATTTACAAAGACGTTATAAACTTTGTTTATTCGCTGCCACAAGAATACTGGACACCAGACGCAAAGTTTATGATTAACCCTGTGCTGCTTCAGCAAATTCGCGGTTTGGTTGATGATCAGAAACGTCCAATTTATATTGATGGTCTTGCACGTGAAGATGGTATTGTTGGTCAATTGCTTGGCTTTGATGTTGTGGTCAATAAATATCTTGATACACCGTCACAACTGACAACTGGTGCTGCTGGTACTAACAGCCTGTACCCTATGTACTTCTGTGATTGGACTCGTTTCCACACAACAGTAGATCGCTTGTCTATGGTTCTACGTAGATACGATCAGACATTGCCCGGCTTCATTACTTTCTTCGGAGAGAAGCGTCTGGCAACTTCTGTTGTCAATCCTTTCTCAGGTGTGCGTTATCGTTCAACAGGTACATCAACCTAATAGCGCGACTTCCCCGATGGCGTGTGCTGTCGGGGTTTTTTTGCTGAATTTAGGAATGGAAAAAAAATGAAAGCCAACGAAAAAATTCTTTCAGGTATTAAGCAGACGCTGGAAACTGGCGACAAAATCACGATTGATTTGCGCGAGGCATCTGCGCTTACTGGAAGCGGTGTCAATGTTGGTGGTCGCACTTTGTTCGATGATGCATTTGCAGCTTTACGTTTTCAAAATCCAATTCGCCAACGCGCAAGGATTGTAAAACGTGAAGGAATGAGCGCAGTTCAATTTGTTGCAAAGACAGGTAATGCTACTAATAGCACAAACCCTTGGGGTTATACTTTTACTCCTGATAGCGGTTCGCCAAATGTAAATACAACCATTTGGCAATTACCAACGCGAGTAATTACAGCGCAACTTCCAGTTCGAACGGCTGTTTTATCTGATGTAAATTATCTTGATGAAACATTGGTTTCTGATTTGATTGCTGAATTCGGCTATATTGAAGGCGCGTCAATGGTATTGAACAATGACCAAGCAGGTAGTTCAACCACAATCACAGGCGCAACTAATGGTCTGCGTGGTTTAAATATGTACACAACTGCTGCGGCTTCTGCTTATGGCACAAGCGGCACAGCAATTACAAACGGTATTCATAGCATTGCTACTTTTTCGCAAGCGGCAGCGGCTTTGTCTTATAACGATTTATCAGATTTGTGCAGAGTATTACCTGCTCAATATTGGAACACGCCTTCAACTGCTTGGATGATGCATCCGCAAACAATTCATGATTTGCGTAATCTTGCTGCTACTGGTGCAAATCTTACTCGTCTGTTTACTGAAACTGGTGATGCTTTTGGTGGTGCTGTAACGCATATTTTTGGTTTTCCTGTAATTCCAAATTCAAATATGTCAGTTACAGGCGCAGGTAATTTCAATATTTATTTAGCTTCATGGGAAAACTTTGTAACGATTGCTGACGTTGAAGAAATGACGGTGCAAGCATTTGAACAAACTGCGCCCGGTTTTATAACTATGTATGCTGAAAGAAGAATGGCTAGTACAGTTCGCGACCCATTTGCTGGCGTTCGTTTAGTGGGCGTTTAATTATGCCAGTTCAAGAGACAGGTTTAGGTTACGTTGCGCTTGCGCCAACGCGCAATCCGTTTAATTATGATTGGTTTGAACAAACTAATCGTAATGTTTTGACGGGTTG